TCGGCATCACGCGGACCAAGCAGAACCTTTACTTAGTTGAGCCTGACGATGCCACAAGGAGTTATCAGATATGAACCGCAACGAAATACTTAAAGAAGCAAAAACCAAAATCAACGGCGCACGGGCCAAGGATTATGGCGATGCTTATGAAAACCACGCCCGTATTGCCCAGATGTGGTCAGTTCTGCTAGATACACCTGTCACAGTGCCTCAAGTGTATCAGTGCATGGTTGCTATCAAGCTGGCACGACTTAGCGCAACGCCGGAGCATGAGGACAGTTGGGTAGACATTTGCGGCTATGGCGCACTGGGTGGGGAAGAGTAATGGTACGGTTTATTCGTATCGAAATGTTAAAGCATTACCTCAAAGCGGGCTGGACCGTTATTGTGCAGGGCACAGAAATGGCCGCGGTTAGGAAAGATTATGGCACTACAGATGACAATGTTTGGACCTAAGAGTGAATGGGTTCCACCGGCTGAGTTGCCTGACATATTCGACGCCAAACAAATAGCCATCGACGTCGAGACAAAAGACCTCAACCTCAAGTCCAACGGGCCCGGATGGCCCACTGGTGACGGTGAGGTGGTGGGCTATGCCATAGCCGTTGCAGACTGGGCCGGATACATACCAATCAGGCATCTGGGTGGCGGCAATCTGGATGAGCGCATAGTCAACAAATGGCTGAAGAAAGTCTTTGAGTGCCCTGCCGACAAGATCATGCACAACGCACAATATGATGCGGGCTGGATCAGGCGCATGGGATTCACGCTCAACGGACGTATCGTAGATACCATGCTGATAGCCTCGCTACTGGATGAGAACCGGTTCAGCTACAGCCTCAACGCACTCTGCTACGATCTGTTGGGTAAGATAAAGACTGAAAAGACTCTACAAGAAGCAGCCCGCGAGTTTGGTCTGGACCCTAAATCAGAAATGTGGAAGATGCCCGCTATGTACGTAGGGCCATACGCCCAGAACGACGCAGAGATTACACTTGATCTGTGGAACCACCTGTCCACCCAGCTTACCAAGGAAGAGTTGTGGCCAATCGCAAAGCTGGAGCTAAAGCTTCTGCCCTGCTTAATCGACATGACATGGCGCGGTGTACGCATAGACCAGAACAGGGTCGAGAAAACGCGAAACACGCTTCTAAAAAAAGAAAAAGAAGTACTTGCCCAGATCAAGAGCGTGGCGGGTATGGACGTGGAGTTATGGGCGGCAGCGTCTATAGCCAAAGCATTTGACGCGCTGGGCATACCGTATCCCAAAACAGAAAAGAACGCGCCGTCATTTACCAAATCGTTTCTGACGGACCATGACCACGAGTTAGCACGGCTAATCGTGCAAGCCCGCAACCTAAACAAAACTAGCGGCACGTTTATCAATACCATAATGAAGCACTGC